CAATGCACCCGAAGCACTAGAACAATTGGATTTTGGCGACATGGTGGATGACCCGGAAGCAGCCCAAGGAGGTGACCAAACTGCCCCGGAAGCGGAACCAGCACCAGTTGATCCAGCAGCGGCTGTACCTGCAGAAGAGCCAGTACCGCGAGAAGCCGTGGATCCCGATAATCCAAGAGACTATGAACGACCAGCAGTGGATCGTAAGAAGTCAGGTCAATCACCTCTGACAATGAAAGATGTAGAATACAAGGATGACAAGCCAAAACGTGATTTTAAAAAGAGAAAAGAAAGATTGAACACTGAAGAATTAGCAGAGTTTATCACATCATTTTATGATCGTGACACAGGCACATTTCCCAAAGGCCCAGAAGGCGTTGCTATTATGGTAGGCAAAAAATTTGGTGAACAGGCAGAACAAGTTGCTAGAAAATTTGTAGAAAGAATGGCACCACAACAACAAGATCCACAGATTGCAGAACTATCACGTATTAGAGAACTAGCAGGCTATTAAAAGTTTCGTCGCAGTTAGATCGGGCACTTAGGTGCCCTTTCTTTTGGCTAAATGAAATCAAACTTTTATGTAAACGTTTAGTCCTACTAAAGCGTTATATATATACGTAGGGAATATTCTTTACGTAAAAACAACCTAAAGGAAACTTTAAAATGAAATCAATCGCAATCGTAGTAGCATCATTGTTCGCTGCAACTGTATTCGCTGCAGAACCAACTAAGGCACCCGCTACTCCAGCAGCACCAGCTAAAGTAGAAGCCAAGAAAGAAGAGAAAAAGCCTGCAAAAAGCGAACCTGCTAAGAAAGAGCCAGCTAAAGCAGACGCAAAAGCCGCTACTCCAGCGAAGTAATTTTGGATTAGATGATAGTGACCTCATTGTTGATGATGAGGTCACATTTGGCCGTAATCTAAAGGCTCGAGACTTTGGTAAGGTAGTTGATGAAGATGAACTATCAGACTATATCAAGTTTAGATTATGGTTAGCTAGACAAAAGGCAATGGCAAAGTATAAGGAAAAGTGGGCATAACCCACTTTTTCTTTTGGTGAAATAAAATCAAAAAAAAGCAGATAATCATTGACCTTGCTAAATAAAAAGCGCATAATAAAACGTGTGCATAAGGCATATAAACATTTTAGGCATAACATAGGAGGCATTTAAAATGGCAACATTATCAGAAATCCGTGCTAAACTTCAAGAAGCACAATCAAAGTCCACAGGACAATCCACCGGCGGTGGAGACAACGCAATTTACCCACACTGGAATATGGCCGAAGGCAAAGAAGCAGTAATTCGCTTGCTACCTGACGGTAATCCCAACAACACATTCTTCTGGGTAGAACGTGCAATGATCAAACTACCTTTCGCAGGTATCAAAGGTGAGACAGACAGCCGATCAGTACAGGTGCAAGTTCCTTGCGTTGAAATGTACAATGACGGTACAGCATGTCCAATCCTGTCAGAAGTACGTGGTTGGTTTAAAGATAAATCACTAGAAGAGATGGGTCGTAAGTATTGGAAAAAGCGTTCATACATTTTCCAAGGCTTTGTGGTTGAAGATCCACTCAAGGAAGACAAACTTCCAGACAACCCTATCCGTAGATTTATCATCGGACCTCAGATCTACGCTATCATCCGTAGCGCATTAATGGATCCAGAATTGGATGAGTTGCCAACAGACTACTTGAAAGGTCTGGACTTCCGCATTGCTAAGACATCTAAAGGTGGCTTTGCTGATTACTCTACATCAAAGTGGAGCCGTCGTGAACGTTCACTAACAGATGTTGAATCCGCAGCAGTAGAAGCACACGGTCTTTTTGATCTCAGCGGCTTCCTGCCAAAGAAACCCACTGATGTAGAACTCAAGGTCATGAAAGAAATGTTTGAAGCTTCTGTAGATGGTGAAGCCTATGATATGGAACGTTGGGGTCAATATTTCAAACCAGCAGGTATGAGTCAAGCCACTGGTGATCCTAACAAGCCAGCTGCGAGAACAGCCGCTGCTCCAGTTGATGAACACATTGACGATACACCAGCACCAGCGGCAATCGCTGCTCCAGCTGCCGCAGCACCCGCAGGTGACAACAGTCGTGCGCAAGACATCCTTGCCATGATTCGCAATCGTCAGAAGCAGTAAGACTAAACATAGAGTGTGGGGCAACTCACACTCTATTTCTCAACAGGGTAAAAAATAATGGCAAGAACACAAAAAATTAATGAAAACTTCTCTCTGAGTTTTAACAGTAGAGAAGATCAAACCGGGGATACTGTTGCCGATATCGATGTTAGATTTGACAACCCCAAGGACGATTCTGTTATAATTAACAGATTAAACACATGGTTAAAAGCAATCGGTCGTGAAGACATCGTTGTGGGTCCAAAGAAACTATCAAAGGGTGATCTATAATGGCAAAAGCATTTGATATTTCTAAATTTAGAAAGTCAATAACTAAATCGATTGATGGTTTAAGTATTGGCTTTAACGACCCAACAGATTGGGTTAGTACAAACAACTACGCATTAAACTATCTTATCAGCGGATATTTTGATCGAGGCATTCCACTAGGCAAGGTTACTGTATTTGCGGGTGAGAGTGGCGCAGGTAAGAGTTTTATCTGTTCAGGGAACCTAGTCAAGAACGCCCAAGCACAAGGTATCTATCCTATCTTGATTGATACAGAAAATGCACTTGATGAAAAATGGCTACACGCACTTGGTGTTGATACAAGTCCAGATAAGTTATTGAAACTTAACATGGCAATGATCGACGATGTGGCAAAGACTATCACGGAGTTCATCGCAGAGTACAAAACGATGGATGAAGCAGATCGTCCTAAGATCTTGTTTATCATAGATTCATTGGGCATGTTACTGACTCCCACAGATGTTAACCAGTTCCAGGCTGGGGATATGAAAGGTGACATGGGTCGTAAGCCTAAAGCACTCACAGCACTAGTTCGTAACTGTGTTAACATGTTTGGGGCTTACAATATTGGTATGGTATGTACTAACCACACATACGCAAGTCAAGACATGTTCGATCCAGATGACAAGATCAGTGGCGGACAAGGATTCATCTACGCAAGTTCAATTGTTGTTGCCATGCGTAAATTAAAGTTGAAACTTGATGCAGATGGTAATAAGACTACAACTGTGCAAGGTATTCGTGCAGCCTGTAAGATTATGAAAACACGTTACGCAAAGCCGTTTGAAAGTGTGCAGGTTGAAATTCCTTATGAAACAGGTATGAGTCCATATAGCGGATTAGTCGACTTGTTCGAAGCCAAAGGCATGCTAAAGAAAGAAGGTAACAGTCTTGTATATACTACCAAAGACGGTGAAATCATCAAGCAGTTCCGCAAAGCCTGGGAACGCAATGAGAAAGACGGTCTAGACATCGCCATGGAAGACATTTCTAAACACGGTGAAATTTCCGCTTCAGAGATAACTACTATTGTTGAACCTGAAACGGAGATTACTGAATGAAAGAAGATTTAATTGCTGACTTATGGCACGTGGTAATTGGACACATTCCTGAAAAACACAGACCAGATGTAGCTACCGATTTTGTAAACACATTGCTGGACTACGGCATCAAAGAAAGTGTGTTAGACAGTCTGCAAGGAGTCGATCCTTTTCTCGACGAAGCTATCACATATGCTATCGACGGTGAAGAAATCGAAGAAGATGTAGACAGCTACGACGAAGAGGAATAAATGAATTGGTACGACAAGGTTAGTAAAGATATAAGCAACATTCCAGATGCTGCGGCCTATTATGAAGCTGAGTTAATCGAAGCAAAACAAGATGTCCGCATAGCGGGTAACATCGAGAAGGCAAGTTCGCAAATGCCTGGCATCGTGGAAGAACGCTTTAATCAACTTCAAGAAATTGAAGGTATCCTTGAGTACTTAAACATTGAACTTCGTAGACTTCGTAGTCAGCATTTTCGCAAGTATTTAGAAAACTATCAACGAGCTTTATCTTCTAGAGACTGTGAAAAGTTTGTAGAAGGTGAAGCTGACGTTGTAGATTTTGAAAAGATTATCAACGATTTCGCCCTACTTCGCAACAAGTGGTTAGGTATTATCAAAGCACTTGATCAGAAACAATGGCATTTAAGTAACATTGTTAAACTACGAGTGTCGGGTCTAGAAGACGCCAGTCTTTAAATACGGTATAATATACGCAGATAAATATCTGCATGAAACGCATTGTACTAATCACAGGGGGATTTGATCCCCTTCATTCTGGGCATATTGCCTACTTCAACTCAGCTAAACAATTAGGTGATATCCTTGTTGTTGGGGTTAACTCAGATGCATGGTTAACCCGTAAGAAAGGAGCTCCTTTCTTACCCTACAAAGAACGTGCAGAAATTGTACGTAATATTGTAGGAGTAGATTTTGTCATAGACTTCAATGATGCTGACGGATCAGCAAAACATGCACTCTGGATGGTTCGACAAAGTTACCCACAGGATCTTATTGTTTTTGCCAACGGCGGAGACCGAACACAGACAAACATTCCAGAAATGAACAGTGGCATAGACAATGTTGAGTTTGTGTTTGGCGTTGGCGGCGATGATAAAAAGAATTCAAGTAGTTGGATACTCCAAGAATGGAAAGCACCTAAGACAGAACGGCCTTGGGGATATTATCGTGTACTACATCAAGACGGTCCAGGCGTAAAAGTAAAAGAACTTACAGTTAATCCTGGATGTAGTTTATCAATGCAACGCCATCAACATCGTTATGAGCATTGGTTTGTAACTGAAGGCACTGCAACAATTAATACCCTAGATACAGATAACAATACAGTGATGAAAAACTTTGTGATGAAAAACATGCAGACATATATCGGTAGAGAGGAATGGCATCAGTTGATTAACAAAAGCGAAACACCGTTGAAAGTTATTGAAATTCAATTCGGTGAACAATGCACAGAAGAGGATATTGAAAGAAAATGAAAGATTGGATTTTCTTAAGCAAAGATGGTGAAGACGATTATATAGAAAAATTAGCAAGATCCTGCGGAGGAAAAATAACATCTACGGACGATTTTGTTTATGAAGATTCAAACCAGCCTATTATATTGCGCGGAATATTAAAACATAAAATAATGAAACGCTGTTGGAAGGAAGGCCGAGATTTCTATTATATGGACACTGGATATTTTGGCAATGAAGTTAATTCACTGAATCCCAACGGATGGAAATATTGGCATCGCATTGTAAAAAATAATCTTCAACACGATGAAATTGTGTCTAGACCAGACGATCGATGGAAACAATTTAACAAAACTATCGAACCCTGGAAAAAATCAGGAAGAAAGATTTTAATAGCAAAACCTGATGAAAAACCCTGCAAGTTTTACGGAATTGATTTAGAACAATGGACTAACGATACCATCGAAACAATTAAAAAATACACAGATAGACCTATAGAAATACGCGAACGTGCTCCTAAACGTATCGATCGCACAGTTGGTAATACACTAAAGCAAGCCCTTGATGATGATGTATTTGCGTTAGTAACTTTCAACTCCAATGCTGCTACCGAGGCTGTCATGTATGGCTATCCTGTATTTGTACTAGCACCTTGTAACGCTGCCAAACCGGTAGCATCTACCGATTTAAGTCAAATCGAAAAACCCTACTATCCAGATCAAGATAAATTACATAGCTGGGCCTGCCACTTGGCATACGGCCAATTCCATAATATTGAATTACGGACTGGCGCTGCATTAAACATGATACAAGGAAATTTATGAAAGTTTTTGTTGGGTATGATCCGCGCGAAGATATTGCTTATCGAGTGTGTGAATACAGTATCAAGGCTAGAAGTGTTGGCGTTGAAGTTATTCCCCTTAAGCAATCCGAATTAAGAGAAGCTGGAATTTATACCAGAGTACCAGATACATTAAGTTCCACAGAATTTACATTTACTCGATTTCTTGTTCCTCATCTAACAGACTACAGCGGATGGGCAATTTTTGTTGACTGCGACTTTCTATTCCAATGTGATGTTACAGAAATATTTAATCAGGCCGACGATCGGTATGCTGTCATGTGTGTAAAACACGATTACACTCCGCAAGAAGGCGATAAAATGGATGGGTGCAAACAGATGCCGTACCCAAGAAAAAACTGGAGTTCTATGATTCTATGGAATTGCGGGCACCCAGCTAACACTACTCTTACACCCGAGGTAGTCAATAATGAACATAA